GCGGGCGCTGTCGAGGCGCCCGGAGTACGACCTGCAGCCGTGGGCGCTGGTTGGGACTGCCGGTGATGGCAACCCGACGGACACGCTCGCGTACAGCGCCGTGATCCACGCCAAGGAGCGGGTCGCTGCGGGCGTGAGCGCTATGCAGGCGCTCGAGTCTGCGGGCTCGTGGCTGGGAACGGCTGCGGGCACGCTGCTGTCGGACACGGGCCGCACGGTCGAGAAGGTGACCGCGTCGTCGGTGCGGGCGGGAACGTTCGTGCGGATGCTGCAGCCGCCGTCATGTGGCCGGTGCGTGATCCTGGCCGGCAGGAAGACCCGCCGACAGACCGCGTTCGCGCGTCACCCCGGCTGCGACTGCCGGAACATCCCTGCGGCCGAGTCGATCGCAGACGACCTGACGGTCGATCCGGGCGAGTACCTCGATTCGCTCGACGACCAGGCGCTTGCGAAGGCGCTCGGGTCGAAGTCGAACGCGAGGGCGTACCGCGACGGTGCGGATCCGGCGCAGATCGTGAACGCGTACCGCAAGAGCGGCGGCGTGCGAACGGCGCAGGTCTACGGCCGCACCGTGAAGTACACGACGGAGGGCACCACGCGCCGCGGGATCGCGAACTGGCGGATGAGTCAGGCGGGGTACCAGAAGGCCGGCGAGCGGCGCCTGCGGGCCCCGCGGCTGATGCCCGAGTCCATCTACCAGATCGCGGAGTCCCCCGCCGACGCGCGGCGGCTCCTGCACCTCTACGGCTGGGTCCTCTAGCCGCACACAGACCACCCGCTCCGCGCGACGCGGTGCCGGGTTCACCAACCCAGCGATTGGGAGAACCATGTCGGAGCCCACCACCACCGAGGCGCCCACCGAGGCAGAGCAGAGCGAGTCTGCCGAGCTCGGCGACGCCGGCAAGCGAGCGCTCGTCGCCGAGAGGGAGGCGCGCAAGGCTGCCGAGAAGTCGGCCGCCGAGTACGCCGCCAAGCTCAAGGAGCTCGAGACCGCCAACCTCTCAGACCTCGAGAAGGCGCAGGCCGCAGCCAAGGAGTACGAGGCAGCGGCAGCCAAGGCCACGGCCGAGGCGCTGCGGTGGCGTGTCGCCGCCAAGCACGGCATCAGCGACGAGGACGCCGAGGCGTTCCTCACCGGTGCCGACGAGGCGTCGATCACGCGCCAGGCCGAGCGCCTGGCGGCACTCAAGGGCGGCACTCCGGCAGGCCCGCGAGCCGACCTCACGCAGGGATCCGGGCGCGAGACGCCCAAGGGATCCCCCGAGTCGGACTTCGCGAACTTCCTCACTCAGCAGCTCGCGGGCTCCTAGCCCGCCTTCCAGAGAGGACCCATCATGTCCACGTTCCTGTCCAGCGTGAACCCCACGCTTCTCCCCCCGACCGTCACCGGCCCGATCTTCGAGAAGACGGAGGAGCTGTCGGCTGTCCAGCAGCTCGCCCGCCGGGTGCCGCTGTCCCTGACCTCGAACACCGTCATCCCCGTCTCGATGGACATCCCCGCCGCGGGGTGGGTCTCCGAGGGTGGCGTCAAGCCCGTCGGGAACGGCGCGGTCGGCGTCAAGCAGATGCAGGGCAAGAAGGTCGCCCTGCTCGTGCCGGTCTCGGAGGAGGTCGCGCGCACCAACCCGGCCGGCCTGTTCAACCAGCTCCGCCAGGACCTGCCCGTGGCGATCGCGCGCGCGTTCGACTACGCCGCGATCCACGGCAAGGACCTGCGCACGGGTGGGGCCGGTCCGTTCACGGACTACCTCACCAAGGGCGCGTCGAGCATCGAGCTCGGCACGGCCGCGGCGTCCGCCGGCTCGACGTACACGGACCTGGTGAACGGCGAGAAGCTCGTCGTCGACGCCGGGTTCGACTTCACCGGCTTCGCCGCCGACCCGCGCCTGCGCCCGACGCTCAAGCTGTCGACGGACACGACGGGCCGCCCGCTGTGGGTGGACTCGCCGCAGCAGGGCATCAACGCGGGCAACCTCATCGGCTACCCGGCGCACTTCAACCGGGGCGTGTCCGGCGCGTACCGCCGCTCGGGCAGCCGTGTGCAGGTCGTCACGCTGACCGGCACCCCGACGGGCGGGACCTTCCGCCTGTCGCTGGGCGGTGTGTCCACGGGGGACATCGCGTACAACGCGGCGTCCAGCGCGGTGCAGGCCGCGATCCGTGCGCTCGGTGCCCCGTGGGCTGCCGCGACGGCGTCCGGCTCGGCTGGTGGCCCGTACACGGTCACGCTGTCGCCGGTGGGTGGCGCGTCGGGCTCGCTCGTGGTCGCGGCGAACGGTCTGACCGGCGGCACCTCGCCGCAGGTCGTCATCGGCCAGTCGCCCGACTCGGACTCGAACCTGCGGGCCATCGGCGGCGACTGGTCGCAGGCGGCGTGGGGTCAGGGCATGGACATCACGATCAAGGTGTCCGACACCGCGTCGTACGTGGACGAGGCCGGGGTCACGCACTCGGCGTTCCAGGAGAACCTCGTTCTCCTGCTCGTCGAGGCGTACTACGGCTTCGTCAAGAGCGACGCCCTGGGCGCCTTCGTGGCGTACACCGACGTCTGACCTGACCGAGACGACGAGTAGGAGGTGGGGCGGTCGTGACGTTCGCAACTGTCGCTGACGTGAGCACGCGGCTCGGCCGCCCCATCACCGACCCGGGCGAGGTCGCGCAGGTCCAGGCGTGGCTCGATGACGTCGAGGCGATCATCCTGGGTCGCCTGCCGGACCTCGGCGTCGACATCGACCTCGGCACGCCGACCGTGGCGACGCTGGTCATGGTCGAGTCGAACGTGGTCATCCGGAAGATCCGGAACCCCGAGGGGTACACCTCGGAGACGATCGACGACTACACGTACCGGTACAACGAGCAGGTCCGCCGTGGCGACCTCTTCCTGACGGATGAGGAGTGGGCGCTACTGCGTCCGGCTGTCTCTGGTGGCGCGTTCTCGACGTCGCCGGGGTTCGTGCCGGACTGGGGTGTGTGCCCGCCGTACCCGTGGGTGCCGCTCCCGTGACCGCGGCGGCAGCACTGCGCTCGGGCCGCCTGGCTGCGGAGCGTCAGATGCTCGACACGTGCGTCGTGGAGCGCCTGGACACGTCGGCCACCCCTGACCCGATGACGGGCGCTGTGCCGCGTCTGACGGTGTACGAGGGTCGCTGCAAGGTCGGCGGTGACAGGCCGTACGAGAACGCGCAGAACGCTGGCGGTGCGTTCGCGGTGGTGCAGAGGTACACGGTGCATCTGCCGGCGACCGCTGGCCCGTTCGATGACGGCGACCTGGTGACGATCACGGCGGCGAGCATGCAGCCGCACCTCGTGGGTCGTGAGTTCCGCCTGGCTGGTAGTGACGAGCGGTCCTGGCAGACGTCGCAGCGCATCTTCGTGGACGTCCGACCCTGAGGGGGTGCCGCTGTGGCTGATGGCACGCATGAGCTGCGGGCGTTCGCGGCGGAACTCGGCAAGGTCGCGGCTGGCGCGCTGGACGAGACGGACAAGGTCGCGAAGAAGGCCGCGGACAACCTGAAGCGGGACTACGCGAGCGAGGCTGAGGGGTCGAGGCATTTCGACTCGGTGGCCCCTGCGTGGTCGTACGACCGGCACTACCGCGTCGGGGTCGTGAACTACGAGGTCGGCCCGGACAAGGACCGCGCGGGTGGTGCGCTGGCGAACATCTACTACTTCGGTGGTGCGCGCGGTGGTGGTGGCACGGGTGACATCGATGGGCCGTTCGATCGTGAGCAGCCGCGCATGATGAAGGCGCTCGACGACATGCTTGGGCGGATGCTGTGAGCGGCTTCGATGTGGTGGCCGCCGCGGTGAAGTCGCTCGCTCCCGCTGGCACGGTCCTGGGTGAGGTCGCTGCGAACGCGCCGCTCCCCTGGCGGTCGATGCGTGTGCGTCCCCCGGCGGTTCTGCTGCGGTCGGACGCCTCCCCCGCCCTGGCTCACACCGTGCGCGTGTCGCTGATCCTGTCGGCGGCCACGGACACGGGCGTGCTGCAGCTCGCGACCGAGGTGGACGCCGCGCTCGAGGGGAAGCGTCCAGTGGTCGACGGCTGGTCGTGTGGCCCGC